TACGTGATCCATTTGTAACTATAGTCACACGACAGTTGTATTCTTCAGTAAAATGTTTTGCAAATTCTCCAAGATCAGGCCATAGTGTTGGTTCTCCGCCATTGATGTTTAATCTGATATCTGTTTTATTGAAGTCGTTTCGGTATACATCTATCATGTATCCTAGGTTCTTTTTTAGTAATTCTAAATCTGTTGTAAATTTATACTTACCATCATTACATCCAGTAAAACAATAATGACACTTATAGTTACATGTAGTACCTACAAGATATTCAATAGTCATTGAATTTTTAAAATTGTTATTTATAATCTCTACTGGATTCATTTTGTTCCTATAATCATGTGTCTAGTATACAATGGTAGTTTCAAACTACCGCTGTATAATTTGTTTATGTGTGATTGTTTTTCAAATTCTTGTAGTGTTGAACTTATTCTAATGTGTTCGGGTATTTTATAATCATTACTTTGCAACACAATTAAACTGCCTGTAGGAACATTATTAAGCCATATTTCATATTGTTCTTGTGTAATGTGTTCACAGCTAGTGTTGATAATTGTATCCCCTGTTATCGTAGTATTACACATATCACCTGTAATTGCGTTGAATCTACCATCTTGTTCTTCTATCTTGTTCATCATGGTTGCAATTTGTTCACATAAAGGATCAATATCTACACTACAAATATATTTGATTGGAATGCCACTTTGAAATAACAAACTAGCAAGAACACCTACCCAACCACCGTGTATATCTATTCTTGCACTATCTGTTACTAGTTCTCGTAGATTCTCTATAAGCCATTCTTTACTTTTAAGTTGGCCGCTCCAAAATGCATCCATAGTCCGAATAGGATCTGAGCTTTGGCGAATTGCTTGCATCCAAAAATGCAAATGTTCTGTATCTACTTTCATATCTTTTCTTTGGGTATTTTGCTGTCTGCCGAACTCATACATGATGGGGTTATACAAATTTTAGGACTATCAAATAGTTTGAATCCTTCTGTTAAAGTTCCTAAAATTTTATCATGGCAGCTATAACTACGCTTAACTTCATTTTCACGTATCACTATACCTTGGTGACCGCTGTTACAGATCCAGCTCTCAAATTTATTAAATCCAAATGCATTGAATCTTTCAGCTTGATCTACATACCAAATTTTGTTTTTATCATCAATCAATTTAACTTGTAATACTTCATCTAATTTATTATATTGTGGAAATCCAGTACGCATTAATTGTAACATATCTTCTGAGTACCCGTCAACTATTTTACTAGCAGTTGGGTCAGTTTGTGGTTTAAGTGTAACATTAATTCCCCGTTCACTAAATCTTTTACATCTAGTGTACAAATCTAAAAACTGTTCGGGAACCATAACTTGATTGATAGTAACAAATACATTGTTTTCCATTAAAAAAAGTATCTTATCACCGAATTCTTTTTCATCGGCAAATTCATGGTGAAAGCTAGCAGTTATGCCACGACGCCTGCTTAGTTCAGTGGTATGTAACCAACGTTCCCACCATTGAATGCCCGGGCTTAAGTTAGTAGTCATGTGTATACTATCAAGTAATACCTTTTCTGCTAATATTAAAAAGTGTTTATATGCTGTAGGCTCACCACCACTGAAGGACCAATGAAACTTTGTATAACCATTACTTGTGGCTTGCATTCTAATGTTATCTATTGTTTTTTTGTAGACTTCTAGTTCTTGGTGATCGGGTGTTTGACTGTTAGCATAAGGCCAACAGTAGCTACACTTGTAATTACAAAATCTTCCTAGTATCCAACTTACATTAAAAATACCCTCGTCTAACATTGTTTGTTGGCCAAACTTAGTAATATTATTCCAGGGTATTTTTGTAAAATCCGTCATATTGTTCTTTTAACCAATTAAAGTCATTTATCTTTTTAAGCGCAACATTATCACCTTTATGTAAGGTTCCATATTCACGGCCTTTTTTTGCACCATCTAATATATACTTTCCATATGGTTTATCTTTACCTACATTGCACCAAATGTTTAATCTATCTATAGATTCACTTGAGTTTTGATTATTGATTATTTGGCTAGACAATTTTACGCATTCACGAAATGCACTTCTCCAACTATGAAAACTATCACTGTTAAATTCTGTAACATTACTCACTATCATAATAGGGTCATAAAATTTACAAATGCTAGTAGTCATGTCAGGTGAGTTCATATTCATGCGTAATGTTGCCATCCTAGGAAGTAATTTAACTCCACCATTACCATATATCAAATCATTAACATTATTTTTACTACGCCAAACACGAACCTTTTCGGGGCTATAAAACTCTATTTTATACTCAAATACAAAATTGTCAAGTATAATGGCATCAGCATCAACTACCCAAAAATAATCTGATTCACATATTTTGGCTGCTTCATAATGTGCTTGATGTATACCTTTTATCCCATGTATCCTTTTAGCGTGAGGTGCTTTTTCTTTTAAAAGTTCAAAATTCTTATCAGCATTGGGTTCATCATAACTGATGAAAACAACATCATATGGTGGGTGATATTTATAACGAATAAAATTCTCATCACTACGTAATATGGGTTTGATTGTATCTCTAAATGTCTTGCTATCAACATTAGAATAAACGTCTTTAATTCGTTCATCTTTTATAAAATCTCTTATCAACTTGCCCGTCTTGTTTGATTCTTTTAGTATGTTACCCTCATTAATGTGATTGGAACAATTGATAAAGAAATTATTGATAAAATCAAAATCACGAATTTGGCTGTAATCCCATTTTTCAACTAACGTCATGTAACAGCCTAGTCTTGCACCATATATGGCCCACAATCCATATTGTATGTCACTTCCTATATGCATCCATCGCCATAGTCTGTCATAGTTTCTCCAATCAATTTGATCCATATTATTAACGGACATGTTATTTTCTAATGATAATTTCACTCCGTCACGTAGTCCTGCACGAAATGCTTGTAGTTGACTATTGAATCTGACTTCCGATCCTGCGCTGTTCAATTGCAAATAATCATGGCACATGAAATCAATTGACTTTGTGTCACTGCTATTTTCATGTGTTTGCATGTTCATTATCATGTTTACTGGCCAAACTTTGATACTACCATTTCCATATTGATTTCCATTAATTGTGTTATATGCACTAAAACTTAAAACACTAGTATCAAGGTCTATCCCATGGGCTAAATCTATAGTATTATGGAAAAAGTCAGGATTGACATAATTGTCTCCATCTACTATAATCACGTTCTTAGTTTTGCTAAGCCTCGCACATTCTTTGTGTGCATTGTCAGAACCCTTAACACCGTGAACTCTCATGGCATCAGGTTTCAAAGACAATAAATGTTGGTAATTTTCGTCAGCATTTGGCTCATCGTAACTAAGAAAAATTACTGAATAGTTGTTAGGATTAAATATCATAACAATATTTATGTATTAATTGTCTACTAAATAGACTTTGTGGGTAAAATAGATGTTGACGAGAAACAAAAACTCTGTTATACTTCATGCATGAATTGAGAAAGGCGCTGAAAAGCGACTTAAAAAGATAATTTTGTAAACCAGGACTAAATAAAAGACTATGAAAAATATTACTTGTCAATCGCTGAAACATAGAAGCATGTGGTCAATAGCACCTCAGCAATCCGTGTTTGCCTTTGCAGGTACGATTAACCCTAGTATTCGCTCATATAATGATGAGGGGTTACCCGGAAGTTTCATAGAGGGAGTAGGTTCAAAGTAACTGAAACTAACAAATTTATGAAACCCCTGGGAAACTAAAAAGTCTCAGGGGTTTTTGCTTATGTAGCAGAAAAACAACAAAAGGATTTGACGGTAAATGGTAAAGGATATAGAATACGGTTCTTCTAAAAAAATTGAATGGCTCAAAACTCATTCAATGACAGAGGAACAAAAACGAAAGTTGATTGAACAAAAAATCAATGACGCAAAACAGTATCTTAATGCTAAGGTGAAAGCCAAAGCTACAGACTAAGATGCAAGTGTTGATAGGCAACGAGGGCCGGAATACATCACTATAAAAATGTTACAAACGGGCGGACAGTATACATGAAATTCATGGCGACAACGTGAAAAGTAAAACTACTGGTTAGGGTATCAACCCTATCATAGCATGGATGTTGAAAGATACATCATGCTATTCTAAAACATACTGACACACAGACCCGGCTTGAGAAATTAAGTCGTTAGTATGTTTTAGAATAGCATAGTGCGAGGAAAAAATCAGACCCTGTGAAGGTTGAAGGACGCACTTGACTATTAAAAACATGTTGGCGTGTAGTGTAATGGTAACACCACAGACTTTGACTCTGTTATTCTAGGTTCGAGCCCTAGCACGCCTGCCAGACATTGGGGAATTGGTATAATTGGGAACACAGTAGCCTTGCAAGTTACAGTTAGCGGTTCGATTCCGCTATTCTCCACCAAGTTTAGGATACATACAGCAAACTACATCAAACGATGTGTCGTTGGTTCAAGTCCAACATTTGGCTTCATGCCAGATTAGCTCAATGGTAGAGCATTCGTCAAGAATGTATCCTGTTTTATTTATATCCTGCTAGTTTATCGGTTAAGAACAGTGGCCTTTCAAGTCGCAGAGACGGGTTCGATTCCCGTGCAGGATGCCAGTTTTAGGATAGCAACAGCAAACAATTCAAATTTTCACTTTTAATGAAAAAAAGATGCTATCCTGTTTTATATGCGACCTTAGCTCAGTTGGATAGAGCACTAGGCTACGAACTTAGGGGTCAGGAGTTCGAATCTCTTAGGTCGCACCAATATGCTGATGTAACACAGTGGTAGTGTACTTTCTTGGTAAGAAAGAGGTCGTGAGTTCAAATCTCGCCGTCAGCACCAATTACGGATGTATAGCACAGTGGTAGTGCATCTCCTTCATACGGAGCAGGTCAGTAGTTCAAATCTACTTACATCCACCAAATATAGCCGCGTAGCTCAGTGGAAGAGCAACCGCTTGATAAGCGGTAGGCCGTTGGATCGTTCCCAACCGTGGCTACCAAATTTCGGGATAGACGATATGATTGAGTCCCTTGTAATCTAGCACATGGCGGCATGTGTGACACACCAGTAGATTATAAAGGTAGATAAACTCTTGTATACGAGACACACTAGTTTACAGTACACAGACTAGTTCCCGAAAATCTATAATGGAAGCGCAAGCCAATTTGGTGATGGCATCTGTCTTGAAAACAGCCGAGCGTTAATAGCGCCTTGAGGGTTCAACTCCGTCCGCTTCCGCCAAACATAACTGGGTATATTGTCAACTTGGTAGACGGCCGGGCTTGGAACTCGGAGGCTGGAGGTTCAAATCCTCCTACCCAGACCAAATTATCATATGGAGTTACTAGTGTAGAGGTTCGCACCCTAGTCTGTGAAACTGGTAGTACGGGATCGTTCCCCGTGTAACTCCCCAATGCAATGCCAAGATAGCTCATCAGGTAGAGCACTAGTTTGAAGCACTAGGTGTGGTTGGTTCGAGTCCAACTCTTGGTACCAATAATAACTGTTAACTGTTGTGGAGTATAAATATTACACAATAAGGATACACAATGAATCGTTTCATAACCAACCCACAAGATTACACACTTCAAGATTTAAGATCATATGATTGGGATATAGTAAAATTAAATATAACTTTTGATGTTGAACCGATGATTGAGTGGTTTGAAGAATTAAAAACTAAACACCTTGATAGTTTATTTTTATTTAATATGAAACATTTATTTAAACCCTATATACTTGAAGATCCAAGAATTGAAGGAATAGATGTAGGTGGTAAATCCGGTTATTGGTCTTTGCAGTGGCCAGTACAAAGAACAGATCCTTTACCTGGCCCCTTGTTTTGTAATAATAATTTGTATCCAGAACTGTTAGAAGATGGTTGGGAATCAAAAATGAACAATCATCTTACGCATTATTATTATGGTGCATATAAAAGTTTTGTTGAACAACTTGGACAAGATGCATGGACTTGGGGTAGAGCAATGTGTGCTGGAAATGAAGTAGGCATAGGACCGCACAGAGACCATGATGACCCAGGATATATGATACGGTTACATGTTAATTTACAAACAGATAGTAAATCAACTTGGCATTTTGGTACACAATTAGGTGAGACGCCGTTAAAAACTTGGCCTTATATGAATCGTGAATATCATCCCAAGCCCGGAGAGATTTTCCTAATAAATGTATCAAATGTTCATGCCCCGATTAATCACGGTGATGTTGAATGGAAATTGTTGCACTCTGATCCAACAAATGATGCTATAGAACGATTACTCAAAAGTTCGTATCATATCTCTTTAAAATAAATTATTGCCCTGCTGGACAAATTGGTAAAGTCATCTCTCTCAAAAGGAGAAGTATTCCCTGTTCGAATCAGGGGCAGGGTACCATAAGTTGACAATAATTCAATTATCTGTTATAGTATAACATGGGTCGTTAACTCAGTGGACAGAGTACTTGGCTTCGAACCAAGGAGTCAGGGGTTCAAATCCTCTACGACCCTCCAAAACTAGTTAAATAGTTATAGTGACAATAGCAAACAAAGGAGTAGAAAATGGCTGTTCTAGCACTAGATATCTCAGGAGTTCCCCGGCAGTGGATCTCACACGATGACGCAATTACCTATCATGCAAAGAATGCAATCGCATGGGCATTAGGGGAAGTTGTAGCTAAGTATCGTGGTGGAATTCAAAACGACGGTGAAATGAGTTACCTAGAAACTACTAGCATTATTGCTATTAAGGGTCATGGTTTCAACCCACACAAACATGCACAAGTTGCATTAAGCAATCGTACACTATTCGGTCGTGACCGTTATGTATGTGCATACTGTGGTGGACATTTTCCCAACTACAACAATCTAAGTCGTGACCACATTTTGCCTAAGAGTAGAGGTGGTGAAAACACTTGGATGAACGTGGTTACTGCATGTAAAGAATGTAACGCAAAGAAAGGTCACAAACTGTTAAAGGAATGTGGTCTGGAATTGTTGTATGTTCCATACGCACCAAATCATTATGAAAACATGATTCTACAGAACCGCACTATACTTGCGGATCAAATGGATTACTTGCTTGCAGGTGTTCCAAAGCACAGTAGAATTTTGTTGTCCTAAATAACACCGAGATAGTTGACAATAAATTATCTCGGTGTTATAATTCATGTAAATAAACAAACGCTGGTTTAGCTCATCCGGTAGAGCAACTGTTTTGTAAGCAGTAGGTGGTCAGTTCGAGTCCGACAACCAGCACCAAACACATTCCCTTGTAGCTCAGTGGTAGAGTAGTTGACTGTTAATCAATTGGTCCGTGGTTCGAGCCCACGCTGGGGAGCCAAATTTATCAAAAGGAACTATATGTTAATCACAAATAATGCTGGATATAAAATTTTTTGCGAAGTGAATAAAATTCACATAGGTGAAAATAATAATTATGTTCGGGTGTATACTACTTTTGAAGGATCACGTGATCCAGAGTATAAACAAACAAAAATTGAAATGTTTTTAACTGATGATGAACTATCAATATTAAAAACTGCATTAACTACTTGATAAGTAATTGCCATTCTTCTAAACTAAAATGGTAATTTTCTAAAATTTCTAACATATTTTCTAATATGGTTAGTGTTCTTTTATGATAAACTAAGTCGTTTTTAACAAATATAATTTTTTGCTCAACAATTGATTTAAGAACGTTTTCTCCTTCTTTTTTTAATTTGATTTTTTTGGCAATTACATTTAGTTTTCTAATTATATTGTTACATTCACTCATTAAATTATTAGTATGTGCTTGTGCTTGATGTATATCAACCTTCATTTTTAAAATTAAATCATCAATTTCTGGATTAATTTGGGAAGTGTAATGCGATATCATATTAGATAATCTAGTTAATACCTCATTACTGATAGTGATATCATCTTGGTATTCTCCAGTAGAATCATATTGGGCACGTTTTTTTGGATCACTTAATATTTCGTATGCGGTTTTGATACGTTTAAATTTTTCTTCATCACCTCCTTTATCGGGATGATGTATTTGTGCTAGTGTTCTAAATTTCTGTTTAATTTCTTCACCGGTGCAATTTACCGATACTTCTAACTCATCATAAAGGGTGTTGTTTTCCATAGTGATATTTATCTGGCGTTAGTATAATGGATAATACAGCGGTCTTCTACACCGTGAATGTGGGTTCGATTCCTGCACGCCGGACCAAGAAACAAAAGTACTACATTTCTGTAGTAAAAATACAACAACAAAGGTTTACATCAAATACGTTTGGTGTTATACTATCTTTAATGAGTTGAGAGATTGATTCATAGGTGAGTTGAAGAAATGTTAGTGATGTAAAAATACAACACAAATAGTTTGACAACAAATCCGATTAGATGTATAATACATTTAATGAGTTGAGAAATCAACAATGTTCTTTAAAAAATTAATTGTCGTATAGTCCCTGTTAAGTTCAGGGTACTATATGTAAACGCATTAGGTTACTAACCCAGTAGGTAACTTAGATAGTGACTAACCAGTTGACGGACTGGCACTTCTAAGTTACAAGAAACCTTGAGATAATATCAGGAGGACGCTGGAACAAGTTAGCAAGTAATGTGGTTGACAAACAAGTCTGTGGACGGCACAGTAGGGCAGGATCAAAACTGTTATTTTTGTCAAACATCCTAATGTATTTTCATATAGTAGTTATATGTAAACACGTTTCAGCGGGATAGCCCGTGTTGGAGAGTTTCTGTTTAGTAC